ATGTCTGCATTCCGGAACTGGGCTCGCAAGGCCGCTGTGCTGTTTCTTCCGATCGCGCTCGGCGCCTGCGCGCAATATTCGCAGCAATACAGCATGACCACACCGCCGGCGGGGACCGGGCCACTGGCCTGGGACGGTGCCGGACAGGACCCCAATCTCCCGCAGTCGCGGCGCCACGCCCGCAATGCGTCACCGGCCGTCGCGGAGACGCCGGATGCGCAGATGTCGGAAGCCGATGCGGACGCTCGGCTGGCGCGCAAGCTCGTGATCTGCAGCACCTGCATCAAGCCGACTCCCGTGGCGCAAGCGAGCAATCGCCAGGGCCAGGACGTCGCGAGCGCGGCCAATCATTAGCGGCATGATCCGGAAAAGTGCGAAGCGGTTTTCCGAGAAAGATCATGCCCAAACAACGCGAGGCGTGCGCCGTTCCCAGATTTCGATCGATGTCCGCTGGCCTTAGTTAGGCCACGATATCGTTCGATGCGCAGCCTCATGTCGCTCCGAAGATTCATTGTTCCCGCCGTCGTCGTTGCGCTTGCCGCCGCCATCCTGATTCATGTGGGCGGTTCGCGGGCCCATGCGCATGTGCCGTTGCATTGCGGCTTCTGGACCTCGATCGAGGCCGGATTGTCCTGCCAGTGACCCGGGGGGCGGGAATCCGGGAAAAGCATTCTCGACGCTTGCCCGTCCGCCCAATCGCCACTATACGTTCGGCCGTCGCAGCCGTTCGCCGGTAGCGGCCAATCTGGCATGTCTTACGTCTAACGTATTGATTTGCCGGGAGTTTTGCTCCCTTCGTCTATCGGTTAGGACGCCACCCTTTCACGGTGGAGAGAGCGGTTCGATTCCGCTAGGGAGCGCCACTGCGCAAACTTCCAAGAAATCTGATAGTGAAAACAAACTGTTAGCGTCCTAGCGCTTTTGCTGTTGGACGTTTTGTTGGACACGCTGTATCGACCGTCCGTTCCCCTGATGTTCCACAGCTCGATGCTGTCCATTCTCGCACGCGATGGCGATTATAAACCAGACGTACCGGGAATTTTGACCCCCACGAGATAGAGGGACTTGCACCCTTGGGCAGTTGGATAGGAAGCCGTAGGAAGAGCCAAGACTGACATGGCTACGACCAAAGGCGGTGTGCGAAAGGCCTTGAGACGTTTTGCTTTAAACAGCTTGCGGTTGTAGTAGCCTCTCCAAGGAATTGGAGGGGGCATGATTAAGGTCGATATTGCGACAAAAATTGTCGCGCCTGAAACGTCAATTTGGGTCGTCTTTCCGGGTCGAGCGCGTCGCAACCTAAAAATCTTTCTCGGCAACGATGCAATTTTTCTGGAAACGCCAGGGATCAATCTGACACCACAGATTTCCAACAACATCGCCGCCGTCCGACAGCGTGTTCGACTGTCTTCCGCAATAGAAGACTACCTAAGGGCGACGTCGCCGACCAAGGCGCCCTCTCGAAATCTATCCGATTACTCGGATGCTCCCTTTAAGGGAGGAGGTCAGACGACATTAGCCGCAAACGTTCGGAAGATGTTTGGTAAAATGAAGAAGGGCGATCTCGTCATCGTGCCGGATCATCTCTATGCGCCAGTTCATTTTGCTGAGGTTACGTCGGATTTCCTAGCAAAGGACGTTTTGACAATTGATCGTTATCCGTCGACCGTTGTCGCCGTTCATGCAGGCCGTTGTCGAGGAGCTGCGCGTCTCGAGCACGAAAAACGACGCTTTGATTTCCGGCCTGATCGGCGCGGCAACGGGGCATTGTGAGGCGCTGGTCCAGCGCGCATTCGTGCCGCGGACGTTCCAATGGGGGCTGCCGTGCTGGCGGCCGGTGATCGAGATCCCGATCGCGCCGGTCGTCTATGATGCGATCCATTCGATCAAGTATGTCGATTGGGCGACCGAGACGCAGCAGACGCTCGATCCCGCGAGCTATGTCGTGCAAACCGCGTGCGATAGCGTCCGCATCTTTCCGAAATTCGGCATGTCCTGGCCGCTCGCGTTCTCGCATGCGCCGGAGCCGATCGTTATCGAATTCGACGCCGGTTACGAGGATCTCGACGATCTGCCGGCGATCGTCAAAACCTGCATCCTGTTGCAGATCCGGCATCTCTACAGCATCGGCGAGACAAATCCCGCGCTGGTGCGCGATCTCGTCATCGGCGTCAGCGACAAGGCCTGGCAATTGTCGCCAGACGTCAAGACGCTGATCCCTGATGCGGTCACGCTGCTCATGCTGTCGGAGGTCTGGTGATGGCCGATCGCATCCTCAAGGCGCCACGCAACGCGCGGACGCTGCTGATCTGGCCGGCCAAAGCGCCGGACGAGGTCGTCGAGCGGGGTTTCGATTGGTCCGACGTTCTGCTCTCGCCGGCCGAGCGCGCGCGCCTGGCCGCCGGCGAGACCGTGACGCCTGCGGCCGGCATCAAGGCCTCGAGCTACGTTCTACCGCTGGGCATCGTCGCCAGCGCCTCGAGCAACACGGCGACCGTCGCCCTGGTGACGCTGACCGGCGGCGAGCTCGGCCGCGTCTACAGCATCGCAAACCGGATCGAGACCGCGAACGGGCAGCAGCTCGAGCGCGTTGTCAAGCTGCGCATTCGCGCGAAATGAGCGCGCGATGGACCGCGTCACGGCGCTGGTCGCGATCGCGCATCTGAAATTGCGGCTCGAGCTGCTCGAGCGGCATCCGGAGATCCTGGAGGGAATCGACATGATCGACATCAAACGGCCGATCGAGCTCGCCGGCATGCGCTCGCGCCTGGCGCGGGCAAGGAAGCTCGAGACGGATATCGGCGTCACGGGCCAGCGCTATGATCGCGTGCTCGACAAGATCGACGAGCAGCATAAGGCGCTACAGGGCCATGCCGGCGAGCTCGAGAACAACTCGGCGCAGCTCGAGCAGCTGCTCGGCACCATGATCGCGGGGGACAATGGCGGCCCAAACGATGGCGAGGCCGGCTCGAGCGGCTCCGAGGTCGGCCAGGTCATCACCAGCAAGGTTGACGGCCAGTGACGCCGGACGAGTCTCTCGACCAGCATATCCGCTCGCTCGAGGAGAACGGCGAGACCGTCCTGGTCCGCCGTTATGCCGGCGTCGGACCAGCGCGGGCCGTCGCGAAAGAGGCGGCTGTCCTGGCGAAGGTCAAGGGCTATCAGCCGGCGGAGATCGTCGGGGAGATCCGCCAGGGCGACCGGCACGTCATCCTGTTGAATGATCCCTCGGCGCCGGTGCCGGCCGGCAAGGTTGCCTTGTCGACCATGCTGCCGCTGACGGATCGAGATTTCCTGGTGATCGCCGGCGCCGAGGTCAGCATCATGGGCGTCGACGACGCGACCAGGCGAATCCAGGGGCAGATCATCGCATTCGAGCTGCAGGTCCGCGGCTGATGGGCAAGGTGTTCGACGGGGCTGATTATGAGCGCAGGCTCGACGCCGCGCGCAATGGGATCTCGACCAGTGAGGAGGCCCGTTTCGTCATTACGGGCGACCTGGCCGGCCTCAACGCGCGGAAGGCGTTCCAGGAAGCAAAAGAGCGCGCGCTGCAAAAGGCGCGGGCCAAAATGCTGCAGCGTATCGACCAGGAGATGACCGATCTCGACCGCGACGGCGTTTTGCCGACAGAGGTCGAGGAGATCGTCACAGGCCCGCATGACGAGCTCGTCTCGGTCGATGGCTGATGCGAATCGTTTTTCGCTACCTGGCGATGCAAGACATCGTCGATTTCGCGCTCGAGACGTTGCGAGAGCGATCGCCGGTCGGATCTGTCGACGATCCGCATCCCGGTCTCTACCGCGATAGCCACACGGTTTTCCTAAATGGTCATGTCGTCAGCGACGTTTCGGCATTCCGGCGCGGCGACCAGATCAATATCTCCAACCCGGTCCCTTACGCGCGCAAGATCGAGATCGGCCGGATGAAAATGAAGGTCGAGCCGAAGGTCTACCAAGAAACTGCGCTGCTCGTCGCTGCGCGGTTCGGCAATCGCGCCGCGGTGAAATTTACGTTCATGCCGGTCCGGTTCGGTGACGTCGCGGCCTATGCCGCCTTCTCGCAGCAGATCAAGGCCGGCCGGCGCCACATGTCGGACAAGGCGCGCCAGGACTGGCTCGTCCGGCAGCCGGCCCTCGAGATCCGGGCACGCTAGAGGTTATTCCATGGCTGATTATGCCGGCGCCGTCGCCGCGATGCGGGCGCGCTATGTAGACGGCTTGACGGCGGCGCCGAGCTCGTTCCAGAATGAAGATTCGCCGCAAACACCCTGGCCGCCGCAGGGCACGCCCTGGTGCTATTTCGAGGTCGTCGAGACCCTGCGGCGCAAGCGCGGCGTCGGCACGCCAGGCAACCAGACCTGGCTAATCACGGGCAACATCTTCGTGCATGTATTCGTGCCTAAGGGCTACGGGTTCGCCGCGCATCTCGCGCTCGCCGGCCAGGCCGGTGACCTCTTCAAGGATGCGACGTTCTACAACGCCGAGCCCGGCGCCTGCGTGCGCTGCTGGGGCGAGAACGGCGAGGGGCCGACCGTCCAGGGCGGCGACAGCGCCTCCGACGACGGCAACTGGTTCGGCCTGGTCGTCGTGATTCCTTTCCAGTTCTTTTTCATCGGCTGATCCAAACGGGAGACTGATCGCATGGTCTATCAAAGCAATTCCGCCGGCCGCGTCGCCTACAAGGCGCAGGCTGGCCTCGGCCAGATCGCCGCGGGCGGCGCCGGCGCTACTGTGCTGCCGATCTCCGGCGGTCCAGGTGCCAAGCTGTCGAAAGCTGCCACGGAATCGCAGACGATCCGCAACGACGGCATGTCGATCCGCGGCCGTCACGGCACGCAGAAAACCTCGTCGAGCTACAACGCTGAAATGTGGCTCGGCTCGCATGACGCGATCCTCGAGGCGATCATGCGCGGCACTTGGGATGCGGCGCCCCTTAGCAAGACGCAGGCCGATTTCACGTCATTGACGACGGCCGCGGACGGCATCGTTTTCGCCAACGGCTCGCCGATCGACATGGGCTTTAAGATCGGCGATATCATCCGCGCAACCAATCTGCCGGACGCCGGCAACAATGCTCGCAATCTGCGGATCTCCGCGCTCTCCGCGAACAAGATCACGGTGCCGGAGACGCTGATCGTCAACGCTGCGCCGGATACGAATTGCACGATCGCGCGGCCAGGCAAGCGGTTGACCAATCCGGCGACGCTGGTCCGGCGCTATTTCGGGATCGAGGAATTCGAGAGCGACATCGGCAAGGCGACCGTCCTCGACGACTTCGTCTGGGGCACGGGCAAATTCTCGATGGCGCCGAACGGGATCATCACGTTCGATGCCGGCGGCATAGGCACCGGCAAGATCCGGCCATTGGAGGCCGCATACTTCACCAACCCGGCGGAGACGGCCGGGACGCCGTTCGCCGTCGTCGACGCGACGATCCGGCTCGGCGGCGTCGACCTGGTCGAGCTGACCTCGTTCGATCTGTCGCTGGATATCCAGCCGAGCGCGCCGGATGCGTTCGGCTCCGGCAACATCAAGTATGCGCCGGACGTGTTCACGGGGCCGCTGCGGGTTTCGCTCAACCTGACCATGCTGCGCAAGGATCTGCAGCTGCTGGCCGATTTCGTCAGCGAAACGCAGTATTCCCTCAACATCCTGGCCGTCGACAACATGGCCGAGCCGAAAGACTTCATGTCGATCACGGTGCCGAATTTCACGCTCGGCGGCGTCGATCCGTCGGCGCTTTCCAAGCAGGGCGGCGGTCGCACGCAGACGATCACGGTCCCGCCGGCGCTGGTCGGCATCGATACCTCGGCGACCGGCAATAACAGCATGATCTCGTTCCAGACTACCGCAGCGTAGCGTTTGAGTGATCGGCGCCGACCATAGGCCGATGGAATGTTCTCGCGAGAACCGGCCGCAGGGTTGTCGGACCCTGCGGCCAACCTTTCCGACAAAAGGCAACCCGACATGACTGAATCAACTGCAATCCTCGATCTCTCGGCACATTTGCCCGTCGACACGTTCAAGCTGCAGATCCGCAAGCCTGGCACGGATACGCCGATCGGCTGGGTGATCGAGCTCGCCGGACCTGCGCATCCGCAGACGATCGCGCTCAACAATGAATCGACCCGCGACGCGATCGAGAAGGAGAAGGCGATCGAGTTCGCGCAGGTCAACGGCCGCAAATGGAAAACCGAGGATGAGACGGTCGCCGATCGGCGCCGGCAGAACGTAACAAAGGTTTGCCGCCGGATCGTCGGCTGGTCGCCGAATCCAACGTTCACGACGGTTTCGCCAGATCCCATCCCGTTCATGCTCGAGAGCGCAGTCAATCTGTTCCTGCGGCCGGAGCTCGGCAGTTTCTTCGTCCAGGTCACTGAGTACCTGACGAGCGAGCGGGCTTTTACGAGGCCCTCAAGTCAGACTTGAGGGCATACGCCGAGCGCAGTTTCCTGCTGTCCTCGAGGGCCGGCGACGCCGGCGAGACCTATCGCCAGGTCCTCGAGGGCCTCCTGCTAAGGACGCGCGATCCAAAGCGCAGGGCCGAACGGGAAGCGATCCTCAAGGTCCCGCCGATGCCGGCGGGGCTGCTCTATCTCTGGCGCATCTATGACCGGATGCGCCGGCGCAAAGGCGGCAACGGTTTCGCGCTGTCGCCGCTGGAATGGCAGGACATCGACGCGTTCCTGCGTCGGACACAAACCGGCCTGGCTCCATGGGAGCTCGAGATCATCGAAATGTTGGATGATCTCTATCTGGTCGATTACTCAAAACTGCAGGTGGATTGATGGCCGACCAGGTCGTGACCGAGCTCGTTATCGACGCGAATACGCAAGGCGCGGCCGATTACGAGCGGGCAATGGACAGTGCCGCCGGCGCCGCGCAACGCGGCACGGATGCGGCGACGGATTTTAACGTCGGCCTGATCGCGCTCGGCGCCGGCGCCGTCGCGGCGGCGGCGACGGTCAACAAGGCGCTGGATTATGTCGTCAGCTTTAACAAGTCGCTCGCCGACATGGGCGCGCTTGCCGATCGCGTCGGCCTGTCGCTCAAGGATCTGCAAGGCGTCCAGTTCGGCGGCCAGATCGCCGGGCTGACCGAAAGCCAGGTCAACGCCGGGCTAGAGAAGTCCGCGCAGCTGCTCAATGACGCGCAGCGCAACGCTAATTCGCTGTCGAAAGAGTTCGATGCGAACGGCGTCAGCCTGCGCAACGCAAACGGGCAGCTGATTAGCCAAAACCAGCTGCTGCAGATCGCGGCCGACCTGGTCAGTCGCGCACGCAATCCGCAGGACGCGACCGCGATCGCGCAAATGCTCGGCTTTACCAAGGAATGGGTGCCGCTGCTGCAACAGGGCGCCGGCGCGATGGCGGATCTCGGCAACCAGGCGCAGGCCGCCGGCGTCGTCATCGACGACGAGACGGTCAAGCGCGCCGCCGATTTCGATGCGCAGTGGCGCAAGAGCTCGATCCAGTGGTCGCTCTACATGAAAGAGGCTGCCGCAGGCCTGCTGCCGGTCATGGATGACCTGATCGAGCGGGCCGCCAAGTTCTTCAAGTCGCTCGACCGTGACTCGATCGAGAAGGCCGCAAGCGAGCAGCTCAGCGCTTTGTCCAACAGTGTCGGCGGTCCTAACGCAGATCAAACGGTCGGGCTTAGGATCGATATCACGCCGGAGGCAAAACAGGCGGTCGACGAGCTCTCGAATGCCGGCTCGCTGTGGGACGGCTGGGTTAAGCTGCTCGGCATCGTTTCCGCCAACCAGCCGTTAGCCAACATCAGGACGCTCTCGCCTGATGAGATCAAGTGGTACGCCGGGACCGGCGCCTCGATCTCCGACACAAGCAACGCGCAGAGCGATTGGGCCTGGCAGAACCAGGCTGCATCGCTCAAGTCGATGCAGGCAGGCCTGAACGGCCTGCAGTTCGGTTCGCGGTCTAACGTCGCATCGAAGGACACGGCCGACGATCCGGTCGATCGCGCGATCAACTCGCTGCGCCGTCATACCGAGACGCAGGAGGCCGATACCAGGGCGGTCGGCCTCGGCGATGCCGCGCTCGCTGCCTTCCGCGCGACGGCCGCCGAGACGTCCGCAGTGCAGGCCAATGGCGGCAAGGAGACGGCCGCGCAAGCCGCGAAGTTTGCCGAGCTGCGCGATCGCGCCGCGGAGGCTGCCGACGCCCTGGCGCGGGCCAAGGTGAGCTCGCAGATCGATTTCAGCAGTAAGACGGCTTTCCTGTCCTCCGACGACGTCGCGATCGCGACGCAGCTCAAGGGGATCTATGGCAATGACGTTCCGGCAGCGTTGGACAGCACGTATGCCGCTGCGATCCGGACCAACAATGCCTTCAAGGGGATTTCGGGGGCGATCGAGAGCGACCTGGTCAACGGCCTGGCCGATATCAGCACGGGCGCAAAGTCGGCCGGGCAGGGCTTTGCCGATATGTCGAACCAGATCATCCGCGCGATCGAGCAGATGATTATCAAGATCACGATCGTCGAGCCGCTGATGCGATCGCTGCAGTCGGCAGCCGGCGGCCTCGGCGGGTTTTCGATCGGCGGCGCGTCCGCCGGCAGCGCGTCGTCGACTGGCTTTACGGGCGGCCTCGGCGGCCTCTACCACACGGGCGGCATCATCGGCTCGGAGCCGACGTCGATGCGTTACATTCATTCGGCGTATTTCGACGACGCGAAGCGTTTTCATAGCGGCGGCATCGCCGGCAACGAGGTCCCGATCATCGCACAGCGCGGCGAGGGCGTCTTTACGCCAGGCCAGATGGCTGCGCTCGGAGCTGCCGCCGGCGCCGGCGGCGGCCGTTCGCCGCAGGTCACTATTAACAATTACACGGATGGGACGCCCAGCGTCGAGCAGGCGCCGAACGGCGACATCACGGTGACGTTGCGCAAGATGGTCGACGGCGCGGTCGGCGACTCGCTGTCGACCGGCACTGGCCGGCGCGTGCTCGGCGACCAGTACGGCGTCAAACCGTTCACGGGACAATAAGCCATGGCCTTGCCGGCATTTCCGATCGCAAACGCCGTTATCCTCAAAGACGGTTTCAATCTGCAGCGCGCGCGGGATCCGATCGCGACCGATATGGAGCAAGGCAACGTGCGCCAGCGTCCGCGACCTGGCGACAATGTCGGCACTGTGACGCAGACGGTCCGTTTCTACGCGGCTGACTATGACACTTTCGTCGAGTGGGTTAAGACGACGCTCAATCTCGGATCGGCTCGTTTCACCATTGATGTTTGGCTCGGAACGTCGCTGGCGAACAAGGTCTGCCAGTTCGTCAAGCCAGGCACAACGCTCGTCGCCAGCTGGCCTAATCCGGGCCAGGTCGACGTCCGCATGACGCTCCGGGTTTACGACGTCTAGCCATGCCGACGCACAATGAAGCGCTGCTCGAGGCCTATGCCTCATGTCCGCCTAGCGCGCGGATCTATTACACGCTCGAGCTCTGGCAGTCGTCATTCGATCAGCCGGCGCGGGTCGTCGCCAATGTCGGCGATGATATGGCCTTTGGGCTCGAGGCTGGTGCGCCGCGCAACGCCGGCGAGACCGCGACATTCATCGCTTGCCCTTTCGAGGCCGGCTATCCGGAGCAAAAGGAAGGCCAGCCGCCGTCGACGACGATCAAGATCGACAACGTCAACCGCGAGCTGGTGCCAAAGATCCGCGCGGCGCAGGGGACGCGGGAATATATCCAGGTGCTCTATCGCGAGTATCTCGGCAGCGACCTGACCGAGCCGGCCTATGGGCCGATCGAATTCGAGCTGCGCAGTGTGCAGATGGTCGGGGCGTCGCTGACCGGAACGGTCATGGTGAAAAACCTGCAGAACAAGCGGTTTCCGCGCATCACCAAGAATTATGATTACGTGCAGTTTCCATCCTTACTGGCTTAAGGTGCCGGAGTCCGCTTTAGCTTCACAAAGCGACCTTGCACAAGGTATCGTCGAATGTCAGCCTTGGGCCACTTCCGGACTCATGCACCTTAAACAAGGACTCACTCGATCGGCAGGCCTTGGTGGCTATCGAACGGTCTCAGTCAGTAATTGCACCCTTTGGAGCGGTTCAACGCAACCGGGGAAGCGGCTTTCCACCCTAAGCTCCCCTGCCATCCTGTTTGCCGATCACGCAGCGCCATGCCGCAAGGCGTTCGGCCGGGAGCTCCTTCATCCACGCAGCGAGTTGCGGCGCACCCATCAGGCAGGACTCATCGAGACGTCGGCGAAGTCTGAGGTGGTAACGGTCTGCTCGTGGCAATTTGCCGGAGAGGAGAGATTGCAGAGCACGGCGATGATCTTGATTACGGCTGGAGAGCCCCATCGCTGCGATGAGCATTTGCCCGGATGATCTTGATGGCCTTGGCCACCGTGCGCGGATTCAGGCCTAGCGCGCGGATCACTTCCTTCTTCTTGCAGCCGAGATTGCATTCGAGGTAGCCGCGCACACGCTCGACGTTGAATGCCTCCAGCTCCTTGGAGCCGGGGCGCAGGTTCAGCGCTTCAATGGTACAGAATTCGGGGGACATGTTTGAAGCTGCCCACCCGGTCATGCACGCCATTCGACGTTCAGCGCTAGCAGCCGATCGGGCGAATGCTTTGGCCGCATCAACATGCGAAGTAGCTTTCTCAGCTCGCCGCTCGTAGTCGTCGGCAAGGGCCTTGAGCTGACCCGCACTCGCTGAGTCGGTCATGGTTTGGGCTGCGCGGAGCAAAGTCCATGCTGTCTCTAAATATGCCTTGCCTCGTTGTGAGACCTCGACCATCACAAAGTCCTCGCGCGGTGCTCTAGCAGCTGGTTGAAGGTGATCCGGAGCCAACCCACCCAATTGCGGTCACTTTCCCTGCGAGCTCTGAAGCGATCGGCGCACTTCTTGGAACAAAGAGGTGTTCGCCACGAGTAGTGCCGGACGAGACCGAACTTGCCATCACAAACTGCGCATCGCGCGGCACTGCCAGATTTAATGCTTTCGGAGCAGTTGAGCATTGTAGTCTCCTCTTGGCCTTATCGCAGCTGTTCGTCGATCATCCTTTTTCACTGTCGCACTTGATGAACCTGTGCGCCTTTCCAAACGCATGCAGCCTAAGACGATCACGATCAACAGCTCAACTGAACGTAGGTAATCGCCCGGCATCTTGAGGGGTGAACGGAACGATACGAAGGTTTAGGGCGCCCCCCTTTCCGCAATGGTCCAAAAGCCGCCCATGGCGGTCAAGCTAACCGACGTCCGCTCTTTCTCAATGAGCTGACCTACGTCGAGTTATCCGCCCAGTCGTTTGGAAGGAAACGGGCTCTTGTCTATTGATCGTTCGTCATTCCTGTCGCCGCTGATCGGCGAGCCATGGGCCTGGCAGTCCCGCAACTGCTGGGATTTCGCCTGCCATGTGCAGCGCGAGCTGTTCGGCCGCGAGCTGCCACAAATCGCGGTGCCGGCGGATTTCAGCAGGCGTTGGGTGCTCGAGGAGTTCGCCGGCCATCCGGAGCGCGCGCGCTGGCGCCCGGTGCCGGACGGTCCCGGCGGCCTGGTGATGGCCGCTGACGGCGCGCTGGTGCTGATGGCCCATGCGCGATTTCCCGCCCATATCGGCGTCTGGCTGCGCCAAGAGGGCCGGGTGATCCATTGCGATAGCCAGGCCGGCGTCGCCTGCGAAACCGTCCTGGCGCTGCGCCAGGTCGGTTGGAAAAACCTCATGTTCTGTGAGCCGGTGACATGCACGGATCTGTGAAGCGATTGCCCAAGCCGCCGGCGAGCTCGCCGGAGCGTCCGCGAGCTCGTCGCGAGCGCCGCAGCGCCGCCGCGCGTCAGCCGGTGCTGCATCTGGTGATGCCTGGCCTCGAGGTCGGTTGCGCCGAGCCGCGGCCGAGGGAGACCGTCGCGGCCTTCCTGCGGCGTACAGGCTGGGCAACGCGCGATCGGGCTTTCGGCTGGCAGTTCAAGAAAGGCCTGCCGACCGTGCTCGAGATCAACGGCGAGGCGGTGCTGCGCAGGGATTGGCGGTCGCGCCGCATCGGGCCGGCCGATGCGGTTCGCTTCATGTCCTATCCGCTCGGCGGCGGCCAGGGCGGCAATACGGCCAAACAGATCATCGGCCTGGTCGCGTTGGTCGCGGTCTCGGCCTTCGCCATTTGGGCCGGCCCTGCGCTGTTTGGCGCCGGTACGTTTGGCGCGCTCGCGACGACCGCGGCGATCGGCATCGGCGGCTCGCTGCTCGTCAACGCCCTGGTGGCGCCAAAGGCCGGCGCGACCAATACGCCGAGCGCAACGCAGGACCAGATTTACTCGGTCGCAGCGCAGGGCAACGTCGCCAAGCTCGGCCAGCCGCTGCCGGTCTGGTATGGGCGCGTAAAGGACTATCCGGATTTCGCCGCGACGCCCTGGGGCGAGTTCGTTGCCAACGATCAATACCTCAACGTCCTGCTGTCGCCGACGATGGGCAGCATGCAGTATGAGGCCGTCTATATCGACGATACCGTTTTCTGGGACGCGACCAACGGGATCGCGGCAGCGTTCTCGGATGCGCAGATCGCATTTTATGAGCCTGGCAGTGCGGTCGCGCTGTTTCCGACCAACGTCGACCAGTCGGCCGAGGTCAGCGGCCAGCAGCTGCCATCGGGGACCGGAACATCAGGCGGACAATATGACGCCAACGGCCTGCCGTTCGGCGCCTCGGCGAGAACGCCTGGCGCCTGGATTGGACCGTTCGCGGCAAACCCGGCCGGAACGCTGGCGCAATCGCTTGCTGTCGATTTCGTCTTTGCGGCCGGCTGCTACACGGTCAACGGCCAGGATGGCTCTATCGGTTTTTCTAATGTCGGCCTGACCGCAGAATATGCGACCTGCGACAACGCCGGCGCGCAAACCGGACCGTTCAACCCGCTGTTTTCGATCGTGCGGCAGTATGCATCGCAGGCGCCGGTCCGCGACAGCGTCAAGGTCGACGTCGCGCCTGGCCGTTATCTTGTCCGCTTTCGCCGCGAGGACGCCGAGCTGTCCGGGACCGCGGGCAGTAATTCCGTGCTCTGGGCGGGCCTGCGCTCGTTCCTGAAAGGCAGCAATTCGTTTCCGGACGTCTCGACGATCGCGATCCGGTTGAAGGCGTCGCAGTCGACGCAAGGCGCCTATAAGTTCGGCGTGCTGGGCACGCGCAAGGTGCCGGTTTGGAATGGGGCGGCCTTCGTCACGCAGGCAACCCGTAACCCGGCTTGGGCCTTCCTCGACGCAGTCACCAGCGGTCAGTATGGATCTGGGCTGTCGATCGCCAAGGTCGACTTTAACGCCGTTGTGGCGCATGCGGCCGGCTGCGACGCTCGCGGCGACACGTTCGATTATCGATTTATGACGGCCGTCGCCGTGCCGGATGCGCTTAACAAGATCCTGGCGCCGTCTCGAGCGCAGCATTACTGGCTCGGTGATACCGTCTCAATCGTCCGTGACGAGTGGCGCGACGTGCCGACCATGCTGATGACCGATCGCGAGATCGTGCGGGATTCGATGCAGGTCAGTTTCACCATGCTCGGCGAAGAAGATCCCGACGCTGTCATGGTCGAGTATGTCGACGAGAGCACCTGGCGGCCGGCGCAGGTGCAATATCCGCCGGAGAGCGACACATTTACGTCGGTCAATGCCGAGACCAAGCGCGTCGACGGCATCGTCAACCGTGACCAGGCATTCCGGGAATGCGCGTTTTATTATCTGCAGTCGATCTATCGGCGGGAAAACGTCGCGCTCGGCTCAGAGTATGAGGGCAGGGCGATCACGCGCGGATCTGTGGTCAGGGTTCAATCCGATCTGCCGGAGAACTACGGTTACGGCGGCGCCGTCGTCGGCGTCGCCGGCGCGACGCTGACGCTCAGTCCTGCGCCGGTCTGGGATAGTGGGCCGTTCTATATCCGGTTGCGGAAGCCGAACGGGAAATTCTTTGGTCCGGTGCTTTGCAGCCGCGGCGTCGACGTCGCGCATGCGGTCCTCGACGCTGCCAGCCTGGCGACCGCGGAGAGCGCGCAGGCGACGACGCTGACGGCCGTCCTGGCCCGCGAGGATGGTGCGGAATATCCGTCATTTGACCTCGGCACGGGTGCAAGCCAATCGCGCCTGTGCGTTGTCCTCGACGGCTCGCCGAACGGCGACCAGTTCACGCTCAACATGGTGGTTGATGACGAGCGGGTTCACGCGACGGATCTCGGCAACCCGCCGGTGCCGCCGAGCGCGCAATATCCGTCAAACGACAAGGTCCCGCTGGTTTTTGGGCTCAATGCTTACATGAGCCAGGGCACGGCCGAGCCGCGGCTGTTCGCCAGCTGGTTTCCGACCGCGGGCGCGATCTACTACGTCGCCGGCGTCTCCTATGACGAGGGCAAGAATTGGACGCAGGTCTATGAGGGGGCCGAGAACCAATTCGACACGGTCGTCAGCCTGGCCGCGGTGCGGCTGCGCGTCCAGGCGGTCAATGCGACGATGCGCGGCGCCTATTCGACCGTCGACGTCGAGGCGCCGACCGCAAGCTGTCGCCGGGCATGGTCACGCTCGAGTCGTTCAATGCGGCCCTGAAAAATCAGGTCACGGCGGTCGCGGATCAAGATAACGACGAGATCAATGCGGCCCTGCAGCTGATCTCGTCGACCGCTGCTAACCAGGACGCCCGCAACTGGCTCGACAAAAAGTCGATCAAGTCGGAAATCTCTGCCCGCGTCGGTGCGGCCTTCGCCCAGATTTCGACAGTCCAGACCGTGGCAGTCGACGCGCAGCAGGCGGTCGCTGATCTCACGACGTCGGTCAGCGCTCAGTTTGGCGACGTCAACGCATCGATTACCGAGCAGTCGAGCGCGATCTCGAGGATCGACGGCTATGCCGCGGCTGCCTGGTCTCTGACGCTCAGCGTCAACGGCTATGTGACCGGAATTCAGCTGGTCAATGGCGGATCTGGGGTCTCGGCCTTCACGGTCGTCGCCGATAAGTTCCAGATCCAGCTGCCGGGCTACAACGGCAATTTGCCAAAGGCTGTTTTTACGGTTGGCACGATCAACGGCGTCGCCTCGATCGGCATCACGGCGAATATGTATCTCGACGGCGTCCTGACGGCACGCATGATGAACGTCGGCACATTGAGCGCGATCACGGCCAACGTCGGCACGCTGACCGCTGGTGTGATCCAGAGCTCGGACGGCAAGGGGTGGTCCTCAACCTGACCGCCGGCACTCTGATTATTTCGGAGTGACCGGACGATGGCGGTCCGGATCTATATCGATGCTTCGCGGGTGACAGTATCGAAGCCCGGATACGACGCGCAGTTTCCGCCGGCCGTCGATTACAAGTATCTGTCGCTCGACAGTCGGTTCAACCAGGGCAGGCCTCTCGAGGTGGGGCTGATTCCAGCCTACACGTTCCTGAGTGGCACCAAGATATTCTATTCGGGCACGTATCCGACGCCGCCGGCGGTGGACATCGTCCCTTACAGTCTGTCCTCGGGAGTCGCGGGATACGGTCAGACGCTGGTCATGCGGGACGCCAACAGCTCTACCGCCATTCAGCGCTCGCCGTTCGCTGTGCTTTGCGCGAGGGATGGGTTTACGCCGGATGATTCTGGCCTGGTGTTCGCAAGGTACTCCCGCTTGCACGGGCTCGCGTTCAATCTGTTCTATATCGCTTGGAAGGTCTGGTAATGGCTCGCCGGTTCCTGTTGGGCCTGCATCCGAGCCTCGGGCAATATGGCGTCTGGCTTTCCGTGCCTGCTGTCGACGTCGTCACGGCCACTGCCGCAGCGCAGTTCCTTTTGAAATCGGACGTCAAGAACGAGCAGGTCATCATGTCGGGCAGCATCTTCCTGCCGGCTCTCAGCGGAGCGGTTGCGATTCCGTATCCGGCGACGCTACCGCAAAACCCGTTTGTCTCGTTTCGCACCTACATCGACTCGGGCGTCGTGTCCTACCCTTACCGACTGGATATGGCGGTGCCGAGGGACATCACGATCGGCGGCGTCGTCTATTACGAGATCCAGAACGGATTTCAGATCCAGAACAACACCATGACTTTCAACAATCTGATTTCTGAGTCCTACGGCATTTATGTCGACTACATGATCTTCAATCGGAGCCTTGGGTGACGCAGCGGGTTTTTATGCAGGGCGGAGCTGGCGCGAGGCTCGTCGTTAGCAAGCCTGGCGTTGACGCAGCGCTCGCCAACCTGGATCAAACGGTGTTCGATTCCCGCTGGTCTGGTCACCAGTTCTATTTGAGCGGCACCCTGGATAGCATCAACGATAGTACAGCTCAATTGAACTTCGGGGAGACGCTCGACGCGCCGCCGTTCATGCTGGGTTATTGCGATCCGAGCGTCCTTCTAAACCCTGGCGCACAATATCTGCAGTGCGAAGCCTACCGCGGCGGCGGCACTGATTTCTGGATCTACGCGGCCGTGACGACCTCGTCCATCGTGTTTCGGTTCAAGTTCGGCAACCAGCAGGGACGGCTCTATTTCTCGCTGTTCAGGAGGATCGCAGGATGACGGGGGTGACACTCGACGCGGCATGGGCGGTGCCTGGCTACACGCCGGCGAGCGTCGGCGGAGAGGCGGTCGCGGTCAGTCCAGAGGCCATTGCGGTCACGATCGAGGAGCCGGAGGCGGTCAACAAGACCAAGACGCTGATCCGGCACGACGAGAACGGAATTATTACGCAGGTCATTCTCGACGCCGCGCGACCCATGGACGAGATCTCCAAGTCGTTCGCGGAGGCCGGCATCGATCACATTCTCTATGATGGACCTGTCGATATCAAAGAGGCTTATGTCGACCTGTCGACTGATCCGCCGGAAATTCGACCCAAGCCGGAGGTTGTCATCAGCGGCGAGATCCGGCCGATCAAGGCCGACGGCGTCGATGCTCTGCATCTGACTGTGCAGCCGGAAACGTTCGCGGTTTATGTTTGGTACGACGGCAAGCTGGTCCACCAGGAGGACGTCGCCGATGGAAAGATTGAGTTCGCGATCGACCAGGCTGGTGCATTCCGGGTGACGATCGTCGCCGCGCAGCCCTACAAGGTCGGCGCCTTCGAGGTGGTCGCGCAATGAGAATTCAGATTGCGCCTTTGGTGCAGGAGAAGAAGCGCGCCGAGCGCCGGATCAACACGTTCCTTATGGTCGACGGCCATGACGTCGCGCATGCGCGCAAGCATATGCTGGCGCTATCCGTCCAGAATGGCGCCGCTGCGACCGCGGAATTCGAGGAGGCCGCGCGGATCGAGGGCAGGACCGCGCAGGAGCTCGCGGCCGTCATCCTGGCGAAACCGGACGAGCTCATGGTCAAGGAAAACAAGCGCAGGGGGCTGATCGTCGCGGTCCGGAACGCGCACAGCCTGGCCGAGCTGAATAAGATCCTCGCCGATAACGGTGTCCCGGCGCATTACGAGGACCAGCGGCTGGCCCTGCTGCCTTAGTCCAGCGGCCTCCGCTCCACAAAACCCAAAAAGACAATCGAGAGGTTATCGAGATGACGGCGCTTGCCAGTTACGCGACCGGAACGATTTCCGTTGCGGCCAACGGTACCGTTGTGACCGGATCGGCGACGATCTGGTCGGGCACGAACGTCCGGCCTGGCGACATCCTGCAGATCGGCAATTTTCAGACGATCATCGCTGACGTCACTGATCCGACGCATCTCGTTATCCCGCCATGGGGCGGCGGCGCGCAAGCCGGCGTCGCCTATGTGGTTTGGAAAGTGTCGCCGCAGCGCATCGCCGGCGCGCAGGCGATGGTCGACGTTTCGACGCTGGTCGCTGCGCTGAATACGACGGGCTTCTTTTGGTTTGTCGATGCGTCGCTCGCTGCGCCAGATCCGTCGCTCGGCTCGGATGGACAATTTGCCCTGCAGCCGTCGACCGGGAAAATGTGGGTTCATGTCGCCGGCGCATGGTCCTTCCTCGGGATCTATCGCGGCCTCGGCACGCCGGCGCCGTATGACAACGCGAAAACCTACAACCTGATGGACGTCGCAACCTCTGGCGGCTCGTCCTACGTCTGGATCAATCCGGCGCCGGGCTCCGGCCAGGCGCCGCCGAATACGACCTATTGGGCCGTCCTCGCGAGCAAGGGCGACCAGGGCGCGCAGGGTATCCAGGGCGCGGGTTACGGCGGAACGTCGACGACGTCGCTCACGATCGGCGCCGGCGCGCAGGCGTTCACGACGCAGGCCGGCCTGGCGTATCAGAACGGCGCGCGTGTTCGTGCGACCTCGACGGCCAATCCGTCGAATTGGATGGAGGGCCTCGCGAGCTATGCCGGCACGATCCTGACGATCACGGTCGACAAGACCAACGGCGCCGGCACGATCGCGAGCTGGAATTTCAACATCGTCGGCCAGCCTGGCGCCGGCGATCTGAGCTCGGCGAACAATCTTTCGGACGTGGCAAACCCTGTGACGGCGCGGCTCAATCTCGGCATCCGCCAGGTGATCGACTTGAGCGGCGCGGCCGATTGCAACGCGATCGTTACAACCGGCTCTTACCAACTGAGCAGCACAACGAACGTCAATGCGCCGTTCGCCGGCGCGCTGTGGTACCTCGAAGTGCTGGCCTATAGTCTCGCAGGCTATGTCGAGCAGCGCGCGATTGTCCTCAACGGCACGCCTACCAATACGCAAACCTATTTTAGGGTGCAGCAGGGCGGCACGTGGTATCCGTGGCGCCTGTTGCTCGCACATGACGACAACCTGGCGGCTCTGGCGAACAAGGCTACAGCCAGGACAAACCTTGGCGCGGTCGGCCGGCTCAACCTGCTGCGGTTCACGGCGTCAGGCACTTACAATCCGTCCGCGAATATCATCGGTACACTGGTTGAAGCGCTCGGCGGCGGCGGCGCCGGCGGCGGCGTTGCGCCAAATGCGTCTTACGTGCTCGCGGGACCGGGCGGCGGCGCCGGCGGAAGGTCTCTCCGATGGCTGACCGCGGCGCAGCTCGGCGCCGCCCAGACGGTTGCGATCGGCGCTGGCGGAGCTGGCAACTCCGCCGGCGCCGGCGGCACCATCACGACGGGCGATTATGGCTTTACGGGAAACACGGGAGACAACGGCCATTATCAGCAAATGGCGTCGACGACGAACATCATCGTCGGCAAGGGCAGGGGTGCTGATAGCCCGTATGGCAGCGGCGGCGTCGGGATCATGGGCAACGCAACGGCCTATCAATCGAACGGCAATGCGGCGACCGGGTTCGGCGCCGGCGGCGGCGGCGGTCTCTCCAACCAGTCGGCCGCGTCCAACATTAGCGGTGGCGCAGGCTCGTCTGGCCTAATCAACATCTGGGAGTTTCTTGCACAATGATCGGTTACATCCTCGATGCGCAGGGCGGCATCGTCAGCGCGCTTGTGTTCGACGACGAGCCTGCGGAGTTCACGCCGCCAGACGGCCACACGCTCGTCATGGGCGGAGAGAGAGCTGGCGCCGGTTGTTTGGACAGCGCCCCGCGGGATTTAAGTGGATTCCTGCCGGGTTATGCTGAACGCGGGGCCTTACGATTTTGTCGTTGCGTCGGGAGGGCGTAGCCCGACCAGAGCGACGACAAAATCGTCGGCGACGGTCATGCGGCCATCACCATAGCTTGCGTGCCGAAGTAAGCCTCGTCGGGCGTGCGCCCGTCAAGGCTCGAGTGAGGGCGTCCCTGATTGTAGAAGGCCAGATACTTGGCAATTGACGCTCGCGCCTCGGACACGCTGTCGTAGGCGCGGAGATAAACTTCTTCGTATTTGACCGTGCGCCAGAGCCGCTCGACAAACACGTTGTCGCGCCAGGCGCCCTTGCCGTCCATGCTGATGGCGATCTTCGCGTCCAGCAGCACATCGGTGAACTCGAGGCTGGTGAACTGGCTGCCCTGGTCCGTGTTGAAAATCTCGGGCCTGCCGTGCTTCGCCAACGCCTCCTGGACCGCTTCGACGCAGAAGGCCGCCTCCATTGTGATCGAGACGCGATGGGCCAGGACCCGTCGGCTGAACACATCGACGACCGCCGCGAGATAGACGAAGCCACGCCGCATCGGAATGTAGGTGATGTCCATTGCCCACGCCTGGTCGGGCCGCTCGATCTTCAATCCGCGCAACAGGTACGGGTAGATCTTGTGACCCGGTGCCGGCTTACTCGTGTTCGGGCGACGATAGACCGCCTCGATCCCCATGCGCTTCATCAGCGTCGCGATGTGGCGGCGACCGGCGTATACGCCCTCCCGCCGCAGCAACGATCGCTGCATACGCGCTCCCGCGAAGGGATAATCGAGATGCAGCTCATCGAGCCGACGCATCAAGGCAAGGTCCTCGGCCGAAACTGGCCGAGGTTCATAGTAGACCGTGCTGCGAGCCAGCTTCAGGACCTTCGCCTGGCGCACGATAGAAAGATCATGACCGCGGTCGATCATCGCTTTGCGCTCAGCAGGCCCGCCTTGGTGAGCGCGCCGGACAAAAAATCGTTTTCCAACGCCAGCTCGCCGATCTTGGCATGTAACGCCTTCAAATCGACCGGCGTCTCGGCCGACGCCTTGTCATGCCCAAACACGCCGGCGGCGCCTTCCAGGAGCTGGTTTTTCCAGATCGTGATCTGGTTCGGATGAACATCAAACAGTTGCGCCAGCTCCGCCAGCGTCTTGTCGCCTTTGACCGCAGCCAAAGCAACCTTCGCCTTGAATGCCGGAGAATGCATCCGGCGGCTCTTCTTCGTCATCTTCGCTCCTGATTCGCGGCAAGAATCCTCGCCGCTGTCAGGCAGAAAATCCACTCAAGCTACTGTCCGAATTTGCGGAGCCAGCTCTGAGTACGCGATCGGCGGCACGCTGGTCGGCGGCGTGTACTCGCCGCCGGTGCCGTCGGCAGCTGATCCGCTGCCGCCTCCGCCTCCGCCGGATTCCTGCACCAAGCTCGGCCTGAAACGCGCCTTTGATGAGCTCGGCAATTGGGTCACGGTCAAGACCGAGATCGCGGCGGATGCGGCCGTCCAGGAGGAATGGGATCTCGCGACCGAGATCCGGCGAGCTGATCCTCTGGTGCAGCACATGATCGCGGTCGTCGACCTCTCCGACGAGCAGGTCGACCAACTGCTGATTCGCGCTAACGCCCTGGTCTAACCGGGCGGCGTGCGGCCCCTGCGCGGATATCGACACGCGCCCGCAACCGAAGTCGGATTTCTTAGCGGACATCGGCCCGTTCAGTCATGCTGCTGACGCAATCTCTGCGTTAGTTGGTGAGAACTAAGAACACTGTGCGAGGGGCCGCCCTGGTTCCCTCATCGGTTCCGTCGCCACGATCGGCACGAATCCGCAAAAAATTGGCGCAAGTTCGAGAACGCCTCCGCGTTCGTTTGGCCATGTTTTGCGGCATCGGGAACCGAACAATCGAAAACAATCAGTCAAGGAGTTATGAATGCTGTTTCGATCGAGCGCCGCAACTTGCGGCGCCGTAGTCGCGTTTGCCGTTTCCGTAACCGTTGCTCGAAGTGAAATCGAAGCAGTTCATTCTAGCGCCGTCGTCAATGATGCTTGTGGGGATGCGATCGTTGGCGCTGCATCAATGTACAACCCGTTCCGGCCCGGATCGCAGGAGGGCGGCCCGAACACAGCCTCCGGCGAGCGCTATGATCCCTCCGTCTGGGCGGCTGCCATCAAGACGAGCTTGCGTCAGAAATTTGGTGGGGTCCAATATGGCGCGAGGCCGAAGTATGCCCTCGTTGAGGCTGTAGGCAAGAAGGTCATCGTCAAGATAAATGACGTGGGGCCACTAACGCCTGGTCGCGTCATTGACCTCAATGAGCAGACTATGCGCTATTTCGATCCAAGCCTGCAGCTCGGGGTGATTCATGGCGTAACAGTTAGGCCGCTGTCCGGCGACTATTGGATCCCCGGACCGGTTGGCTGAACATCGCTCGCGGAAGAGGTATAGGTAGAGCACGGCCCCTCCTGGACGGTGGGAACGCCTCGATGGCCTGCTCGCTACTGCATCTTTGAGACGATGCTACTTTGGCGACAAGGCGCCGGCCGAGGCGGGCGCAATTTTCGTTGCCATCAGCTCTGAATGTAGAGAACCAGTCCGAATGTCCCTCGTGCCCCTGAGCGGACATCGGCGCATTGGCCACCGAAGTCGGCTTTTGACCGAAGTCGACCATCCGCTCCGTTGACCGGCGGACCCAGCTACTCAGATCAAGCGATCTACGGCCTGTTGCAGCGGGTGATCGCGGCCCCTCCGACAGCGACCAATTGCTGATACGCGCAAACGCTCTGGTCTGACCGGGCCGCGCTCCTTCATTCCACAAAAGGATTATCACGATGACCAACGCAGTCATTTCTGCGAGCGCTATCGATTTGCATGGGATCTCGCGTGCGGCCTTCGATCTGATCGTCGCCGCCGAGCTCACCAGCGAAGCCTGGTATTCAAAGCATCTGAGCGGGCCGACCTGGCCGGGCGAACAGTCCGGCGTGACTGGCGGCGTCGGGTACGACTTCGGCACACAGACGCGCGCGCAGATCCTGGCCGATTGGTCCGGCAAGATCCCGGATGTGATGGTCAAGGCACTCGCGAAGTGCGCCGGCATCAGAGGGCAGGCCGCGGCTTCGCTGGCGCGCAAGCTGCGCGGCGTCGTCGATATCCCTTGGGACGTCGCGCGCGAGGTTTTCTCGAACCATGACATTCCGCGCTATCTCGCGATCTGCCGGCGGCTGCTGCCTGGTTTCGACGAGCTCTCGCCGGACTGCAAAGGCGTCATCCTCTCGATCGCGTTTAACCGGGACGCCTGCGGATTCAATAAGCCTGGTCCGCGCTGGACCGAGATGCGCCAGATCAAGGCGGCGATCGGCAGCGGCGAGTTCGCCAAGATCCCTGGCCTGATCCGGTCGATGAAACGGCTCTGGCCGGACAGCAGGGGCCTGCGCCTGCGCCGCGACGACGAGGCGGCGCTATTCGAGCACGGCCTCGCGACGTCGCATCCGCAAGAGCATGCGAAGCTCGCGACGACGCCGGCGCCGGTAGATCCTGACGTCGTCGCGCATGTCCAGGCGCGGCTGCGCGAGCTCGGTTATTACGACGTCGGCCAGGTCGACGGCGAGCAATCGCCGCAGGGCCGGACCGAGGGCATGGTCCTGGCCTATCGCAACGCGCGCGGCCTGCCGCTCACGCCCGCAATCGACGACCAGCTGATCGCCGAGCTCGGCAAGCCGCAGGCGCCGCGCCAGGTCGCCGAGACGCGGGCGGCTGCGACCGTCGAGGATCTCCGCGACGAGGGCTCGCAGACGATCGCGCTGACCGATCGGGCCAAGGGGTGGGCCGGCAAGATCTTCGGCGGCTCGAGCGGCCTCGGCACAGCCGGCGCGCTCGCCTGGGTGACCGATCGCGCGACGCAGGTCTCGGCGGCAAAGGAAGCGGTCGGCGGCCTCGGCCTGACGCCTGGCGCGGTCCAGGCGATCGCGATCGGCGTCGCCGCCCTGGTCGTCGTCGCCGGCGTCGGCGTCCTGGTCTGGTTTGTGGCCGACACGCTCGAGCAGCGCCGCCTGGCTGATTATCGCGCGGGGAAACACGCATGAGCTGGATCGTCGCAATCGTCATGCGCCTGGCGGGCTTCGCCGGCGTCAGCCTCTCGCCATTTGCCGCCGGCGCGTTGTTCGCCGGCAGCCTGGCTGTCGTCGCCGGCGGCGCTGCAATCGCCGGCGGCGCGCATCTCTACAACGCCGGCTTTAGCTCGGCGGATGCCAAGTGCGAGGCGGCGCAGGTCGCCGAGCAGAATGCGCAATTGCAGGCGCGCCTAGAGGAAAAGGATCGCCAGCTCGTTTTCGCCAACGCCCTGCAACAGCGCGACGCCAAACGCGCCGCGGAGGCCGAGGCGCAGATCAAGTCTAACCAGGGGGCAATCGATGCAACGCCAGCTAACGCTAACAAGTGTTTTACTCGCGACATGTCTCGCCGGGTGCGCGGGGTTTGGTAGCCAGGAGCGGCTGCAGGCTCCGCCTCCTGACGCGCCGAACATTCCGGCGATGCCGGCGGACGTTGCGGCCTGCGAGCGTGCGCCGGTCGATACGCCGGATCGCGAGCTCGACGCCGGCGAGATCGAGCGGCTCTGGAAAACCGACCGCGCTGCGCTGGCAAAGGTCAATGCCTGCCTGCGGCGCGCCGTCTGCCAGTACCAGGACGTCCGCGAGGGCATCGGCCGCGTCGACGGCGTCGCCTGCGACAGCACGGCGCCGGCGGAAAAGCCGGCGCCTCGGTTCGGTCTGTTCAAGCGAAAGAAGGCGAAATGAGCGGCGACGACACGGCCAGCGTAAACACTGCGTTGCTGCAAATGGCCGCCAAGATCGGCGGCCTCGAGTCGACCGTCTCGACGCTGCTGCAGACCTGGCAGCGGATGGAAGAGAAGGCATCCGAGGGCCGCAAGGATCTGCATCAAAAGGTCGAGGCGCTGCGGGCCGAGGTCACGACGATGGGCGCGCAAATCTCGACGGCGACCAAAGACATCGCCGAGATGAAACCGACCGTCCAGGCTGTCCAAAACGTCCGAGTGCAAGCAGACGGCGTCAGAAACGTCAGCCGCTGGATCTATTGGGCTGCGGTCGCATTGAGCGGCGGCATCGTTTGGGTCGTCAACAACTTCGTAGACATTCACTTTAAGCACTGATATTTCGCATCATGTCGTCGTCGTGCTCGCGCTGCTCGAGCTCGGCGCCCAAGCGCGGCCACGCTTGGCGCTCGTTCGGCAGTGCATTTCCGGAGCTCAATATATTGAGCTGTATCAAACCTCCAAGGTCAGTTCCGTATTAGCTTGATGGAATGATACGAGGGTTCC